TAGAAGGAATGTCTCCCGTACGTGCGTATGTGAATCCTACAGAACCAGGAAGAGAGCCTCCCATATCAAATTGTCCTCCCCATGCAGGACTATAATCACGTCCTACATTTGTTGTTCCAAGGAAACTGCCTCCATTTTCATATTTGTCTAACCAATTGTTCATTATTTAAACGAAATTTGACTTGAACTAATAATAAACTGACTAACAATGTGTATATCACTTCTATCATCAAGAATGTGTCTCACCCTCAACTCTTTGGCTCTAAGGGGTTCTTTCTTAAATGAACGCTTAGAATAGTCCATGTTTGTTTGATTTACCTCTTTATCTAGAGATAGGGAAACACATGTACTTGTGAACAGAGCAAGAGATTTGTCTTTTACTAATGACCAGAAGGTGTTGTATTGGTAGAAGTTGTCACTCTTTGTATACGTAATTGTCTTACTATCAACGTTATACATTGGATATTTCATATATTCCTTTAGGTTGTTGATTGGCTTTGGAACCAATGTAAGCACTCCTGAGGATTGTTGTCCATTGTATAGAACAGCTTTGTTAAACCATGCTCCATCTATTTCTATCTTACGAGCATCATCTGATACACCATCTAAATTAGGAAGGTATTTGTACACCTTTGAATAGTCTTGAACAGATTGTAATATCTGGTCTTGGTATTGATAGGCAAATGGGTATTCTATAATATAAGGCTGTGTATTGCCATAGAAGGTGTTATATATAGTGGGGTTGGTAAGATGTCTCCATAAACAAGCTGTTTTTGTCTGTGTGTATGTAGTGGCAGCAATAGCTATGGGATTGGTTGTTCCTATAGAGAAAGTCTTTTTTAGTTTGCAAGTTCCTGTAGATTCAAGAATAATAACGCTTGTAGCATCAGCAACACTATAACTAACACCATTAATTAACAATGCCCTAGGTACATCTGTAGCTATAACAACACCATACTCATCACTAATTGTGAATGGTCCAGCTGTTGGAGAGCTGCTCTTTAACTTTATGACAATTGTTTTTGACATATTTTTAATTATTATGAACCACAAGAAACACAAGAACCTGTTGCTGTCATAGAGGAACCTGGTCCAAAAGGTTTTTGGAATTGTCTCACATTTATACCGTCAGATATGTAATAAGTTCCATCAACTAAACCATTAATGTTTGCACCACTTATTGATGTACATCCACATAAAGTTTGTGTACCAGTGTAAACATATGTTGGTAGAGATGTTCCTCCTGTACTAGTACATGAATTTCCACTTGTTGACGCTATATAGAGAGATGGTGTAACTGTTGTGGTTGTAGTGGTGGTTGGTGGTACAGTGGTGGTAGATGTTGTTGTTGCAGGAAGTGCACAAGGTCCCAATGGTTCTAAATCTCCATATACAGAAAGTGTTTCAGGAGGGTTGGCTGTTCTCATACAAACTTGAGCTCCTTCGCCAATTGTACCACCAGGTTGATAGGTGCCATTACACATCGTATAATTACCCATCCACTCAAATCCTGTATTATTTATCCATTCTGTGCAATAACTTGTAGTGGTTGTGGTGGTGGTGGAAGATGTGGATGTTGTAGTTGACGTAGAACTGCTAGTGGTAGTGGTTGTTACATTACAAGAATTAATTGAAATTATAACACCATTTAACACTCTGAACACTGTATTTGCTGCTTGACTTTCTCCTGTGAAATACCAGCCATCAGGAGCAGGGGTACAATCTGTTCTTAAACTAGAAGCATATACATAAGACCCAATGAACACTCCTTGATAATACACAATATTGTATGTAGGAATTACATTTGTGTAAGGAAGTGGTAGAGAGTTTAAATAGCTTACAGCACTACATGCAGCAGAAGAGCTTCCTGTAGATACCACTGTTGATGCTGGAGAGAGAATGTCATATCCTGTAAAGAATGCTTCAGGAACTAGTCCTCCAGCTTTAGGACATAGAGTTGTTGTTGTAGTGGTTGTACTAGAGGTGGAGGTGGAAGTGGTTGATGTGGTGCTAGTGGACGTACTGGTTGTTGTAGAAGTGGACGTACTAGTGGTGCTAGTGGAAGATGTACTTGATGTAGTTGTGGTGGTAGGAATAGGTCCAAGAACACCAACCAAAGCATCAAATTCATCACAACACCCATTAACTCCTGAATAGAAGAAATTGTTCTCTCCTATATACCAATTAGGCAGATAGCTGTGAAAACTAACCCAGCTCTTTGTGTTAAAATTGAAAGACAATGTCCAGCCCTTATTACAGAAATATTGTTCATCTGTTAAATAGACAACTTGACGTTGTGTAACAGGGAACATTGTAGTGGTGGATGTTGTAGATGTGTTAGATGTAGTTGTAGATGTGGTGGTTAATGGAATTGAAGTGGTGGTGGATGTGGTTGTTGTAGGTCTAGGTTGTTGATTTACAATGGTTTCTATGTAAAACTCATTCTTTTTAGCATCGTATTTAATTCCCTTGTTTAATGGAACATAATCAAGCTTTGTTATTAATATTCTATCATACCTACTATCATAAACACCATGTAAGCCAATTCCATTGAAATGGTTATCAACAGGAACATCTGGAAAATAACGTAGGATTTCAAAGGCTAAATGGTCTGTAAAAAACCTATTAAGTCCTGAACCAAAAGCTGAAAGGTCTGTAGCTTGTGTACCACTAATTAGAAACACTTGTCCTCTTTTAGCATCTATTGTCACCTGTCCCTGAGGAATCTTTAATAACATCTTATTTTGAGTTCCTACATATCCAAGATCTGTTTCAGCAAAATCTATAGGAGGAGCTCCTCTAAACATCATAGGGTTTCCTATATAAGCAGCTTGAGGATTACTTGTGTCAATTGTTAACAAGTTGTTGTACATCAACGTCTTATTCTCAAAACGAGCAAGAACAGCCCTATTCTGTATACCATCTAAAGATGTAAGATTTCCATAATTCTGAGGGAAGTCATAATAAGAAATAGCTCTATATATCAGCCAACTGTTCACTCTGTTATCAGAATCTATATTCTGTGCATCAGAATAAATAGCTCTGAAGGGATAATAAGTGTAACAAGGTTTATCCCAATCTATGGGTAGGTTGGTGAATGTGTTCTCTTTGTTTTGCTTAGAGAACGTTACATTGTAATAATAACTGTTGTCCTGAGCAATGGGAACAAATGTTTGTTGCACCCAATCATCAGGAATACTTGTACTTACGTGAGGCCAAAAGTCTCCTTCTCTATTATTAAACGCCTGACGAAGATTTACATTATAAGAGCTCTCACAATAGAAGTTAGGTATTCCATAGGCAAACATATAGAAATACCCATCATAGAATGTTCTATTGGGATTGGAGCTAGCAGGTTGTCCTGGTGTTAATGTTTGACTATTAGGACAATCAAAATTGTGAGCTTTGTATGAAATAACGTTAGAAAGAATAGGGGTGATACCACTTACAGAGTTTGTATTAAGCACTGTATAATCCTTCAGAATAGAACGTGCTGAGTGCCAGTATTTTGGATAGGCTATATTACCAATTTCATCATAGAATATGTCACTATCATCAGGAGCATCCACTCTGTTATCAATAAATAGAGGAAGCTTGGTTTTATAGGCAAATCTGCTTATAAATGTATCTCCTCCAAACACTGTAGCTGTAGAGGAATTTTCATTGAACAAATGCTGAAACCCTGTGTCCACTGTTTCATAAGAATAGATTTGTCCATATTGATTAATAAACACATTTTTTATAGAAGCGTAATAAGACACTACAGAAATATCTTTCTCTTTAGCTGGAGCTCCACAAAGACCTGCTTCTGATATAGTGAATCTTGATTTATCTGTTACAATAGGAATTGTTCCAGACAACATGTTAGGACTATTGTCTGCAAAAGGAAGGGTGGGTTTATCTAAATCTGTTCTTAGGAAGACAGAAGTTTCTCTTTGGTAGTTGTTGATATTATATGTATCACCTACGTTTAATACACTTGGAATCAAATATCTAGCTATGTCAAGAGGTCTTTGTTTAACTCCTTGATTATCAGGCACTCCTACACCATAATTGTAATCAGCTATAGAGTTGAATGAATAAGCATAGTTTTTTCTAGTGATGCCATTGATATAAATAGTTAAATAGGACTGATAGGCTGCAAACATTGCTGCAGCATTAAATGGACTAGTGATGCGTCCAATTGCTGCAGAGCTATCTAATGCATCTCTTTGTGCTTCTTCTGTAAGCAGTTTATATTTGGCGTTGTTTCTCACCTCTACAAAGTGAGCACTTCCTTTTCCAAACATTACACTCTCAAGCTTAAGTACGTTCCCTAAGAATGGTTGTCCAAAGGATGTTTCTGGAGAGTTGAATATTTGTCTGTATTTGTCTGTAAATGCAGGCTGTGGAGTTTCTCCTTTACAGTTAGCACCAGTGACAGAAGGTTCTTTTGTAAAGTTCAAACATCCACCATCACCTTTTGTAGGAGAACTTCCTGGAACCACCTTCACTGTTAGTATTGGACAGAGAGGCCATCCATCTATCCATACATTTGTTTTTATTCCTTCATATATATCATTATATGTAACATACGATCCAGCTGCAAAAGCAAAGAATCCTGGGTTACACACCTGAATTGAATATACATCATATGTAGAAAGTCCCACAAGTCCTGTAGCAGGACCAACAATAACAGGTTTTCCTATAGCACATAGTTGATGGTCACCAAGAGTTGTATATCTGATGGTGCTTTGTTTGTTGGTGTTACAATCTGTATATTGTACATCTGCATATGTACCACCTGTTCCAAATGAGTTAATTGTTATTGTATATCCATCACAAAGCTGTGCAAAAGCATTGTTTCTTAAATTAAGGAATGGGTCTACACGAAGGTCATTATATGGATAGTTAGGATAGTAGTAGGTTTGTAAATCTCTTTCGTAGGTGTTAACGTTTCTTAACATTCCTTTGGCAACAATAGACTTGTTTGTTCCTCTGTCTGCTCTTATTATTTTAAAGCCTACAATCTCATCTTTTTGTTCTTGTGTAAGACTAGAAGAGCCAATAATAGAAATAATTTGCTGTGTGTCCAATTGTACACCAATAGGGAATACAGCATCATTTCCCATCACCATTCCTGTAGAGCTTGTAAATATCTTTGATTCGTATGCAGCACTGATGTTAATATCAGGAAACTTATGATGTCTTATTGGTTGACCAGATAGTTCACCCCATACATCAGTGTTACAAGGATAGGTTTCTGTTGATTCCCAATAAGCAAACTCACCATATTGATAAGGTCCTTTGTAAGAAGGATCAGTAGAATATCCTGCACTTGTTCCTGTAACAGAAGCAGTGTTGTATATTTTCCAATAAGGACTATATCCTACACCTCCAGATGTGTAATCTGGTGTGCCTATAAAATCTGGGTTTGTATCTGGTACATCTGGATAGAGATTTTCAATACTACCTTTCTGTCTACCAGGAATATGAAATCCATCTGTTTGTTTACCATTCTTTAAGAGAAACACTATCTCTAATGCATACACCTCATCTCTTAAATATCCACGTAAGTTGGTGGCATTCACCTCATCAGAATAGTCTTCTGTAGCAGGAATTCTCCAACTTTCCCAATTAAGAGAAATTTGATTAGCAATAGATTGATAGTTGATACGACTTATTGAGGATAGATTATCCCACACAAGTACATCCTGAACATTAGTGAGGTCTTGTGCAATGTCGTAATAAGGAAACTTCTCAAATATGTCAGTGATTGTAAGACGTATCTGTGTTTGATTTTGTCCTGTATATGTAATGTTTTTTTGAACACTGTCTATGTAATATGTTCCTACTAGTTCTACAGAAGGAATATTGTTAACAGTTTTAATCACTGCCAAATTAAAATAGGTGTACAGCCCTGTAGCATCTAAGTTGCTGATTTTCAATACAATAGACTTTCCAACATTGTAATTAAAGTTTACAGATGAAATTGAAGAGTCAGCTATTGGTGTAGGATTGGTAACAGAATAATAAGAAGTGTAGGGATTACCCTGAGGGTCAGAATATTGTATAGCAAATTGATAGGTGCCAGCTGTTAAAGCTCCTGTGCTTGTTACATCTACAACAGCTATTTCAGGAATGTTAAAATTAGGCTGAAGCTTAAGTTGGTTACAATCAAGGTCATCTGTATATTCAGGACTACAAAGAGAAGTTCCTGATTTTAACACCTTTGGAACATCATCAATGTCCAAATATCTTCTTGGGTTATATCCATCTGTCCAATAGATTTCTGTAGAGCAGTTAGTTGTTCTATGGGCTATTTTATGAATAGGATGTTCTACATTAAAGTTTAAACAAGGAGCATTTACAATAACTTTGTACAAACAATCGTTATTCTCCATATACCCAATCTGACTAGCTTTTGTTTCAGGATTGGTGATGAAGAATATATGTTTACCTCTTTCTTGAATAAAATGTGTTCCTATAAGTACAAAGCCAGAAGGGAATGTAACACATAGTTCATTCCCTGGTTCGTTCTGATAATTGACAGAATTAGAATCAAAATTCTCAACTGATGCATTTAGAGCATACGTTAGCTTCCCCTTTGGAATTTGATTAGGGGTCTGGTCCATATTAAGACCAGATGTGGCATTGTTATATTCTAAATTAACCAGAGATTGTTGTTCTTCAGCCATGTTTATTAGTTATTTCTACGCCATCTATTAACACGATTAGGCAATTCGTACATATTAAACCTATTCAAGTCATTCTTTATTCTACGTTGTTTAGTCCAAGCATCTTGCTTCTTTGTCTCAATATCAGCCATAATAAATGCTTCTTCAGACTGTTGCTTGTAATAAACTAGCTTTGTTTGTAGTTGATTAAATGTTTCGTCATTTGTTTGATTAGTGATTGTTTCCATCACTTTAAACTTAATAAATGCTTCAACATATTCTCTAATACGATAGTTATCTGGAATCATCTGATTTCCTGTAGTATCGTATTCTGTACAATAGAACAACATGTGAACTATCCCATTACGGAAGTTTGTAACAAACTTATTGTCTCTAATGTCAAATGAATCATAAGAAGAAGAACTAGGAGTGAAATTGTGTAAAGCTGGAGAGTCTTTGTAAAACTCCCAATTGTTTGTGTATTCCACTTCACAATTCTTCTTTGCAGAGATGTTTCCAGGTTTTAATAGATATTCCTTTCTATATGTAACTGCTGTGGTGTTATTTGTTTTGTATACAGCCTGTATTAAATCAGGCATACATGTAGGACAGTTTTCTTGATGACAAGAACCATCCTGGCAGGGATTGCCACTAACGATTACAGGGCTCACCTGTATAGTGGTGGAACTAGCTGCCTGAGAATAGAATGAATTAGCTGATTGATAGGGATAGCCATTAATAGCTGTACAAAGCCAAGCTTCACGAACAGCATAGAAATTATCAGGAAGTCTTGCTTCAAAATCTTCAATAAACAATGCTGTTTCTACAATAGGATAGGTGGTTCTACCCAGCTTTCTAAGACATTTGTCTAGATAGGTGGGAAACAATAAATCATCTACAGCACCTGTATCAAAGTAGCTTTTTAGTTCTTCTTTTACAATGGCATAGACAGGCTCAGGGCTGACAAAATTATATTTGTAATAATTACTCATGTTTATTTACTTTTTCCACTGTATATATAAATGTTGATATTTCTCATCTGTATTTATGTAATGAGAAAGTAGTCTAGATGTGTTTCTACAAGGTTTAAAATACCAAAGTCCAAAATGTCTAAACCTGGCTGTATTTTTAAACCACAACCATCCAAAAAAATAACCTTCTGTGTGAAAGTTAAAATTGTAGATGCGCTTGCCTTTTTCTTTAGTTTTCTTCCAGTCTATAGGTAGATTGACAAATTCCTTTCCATCCACCCCTTTCATCTTTCTTCTCTTCTTTTTAGTGATGGCAAACTCTCCAAATCCAAAAGGAAGCTTTGCTCTTTCTCCAGTTTCAAGAACGTATTGCTTAAATCCTTCATTAAACAAATAGATGATGTTTTTCCACTCATCAAATGAAATTTTGATAGATGGGTGCTTTTTACAGAAGCTGTTGTAGTTTTCTTTACTGGCACTGCGCCACTCTATCTTCACTCTCATTATTATCTAAGGTTTGGAGCATTTGATGCTTGCCCATCCACCCCATCATTGGTAATATCTGTCTTTATTTGGAAATATGTAGATAGTAGTTTCTGAGATGTAAGCTCTAACACTTGCTTTTCTAGATAGCCAGGAACAGGAGATGGTTTGTCTAAAGGGTTTATACATAGTTGTTCTTCTGTATAATCAGCACCACATGCGCAGGGTGAATACATAATTTCATTTGGCACATCTTCTTCAAATAAAGCAACAAGTCTTATTCCTTTAAGAAGAGGATTGTTTACATATAGATAACCATTGGTTATCCAATAGTATTCTTCATTCTTGATTATAGGAAGTTTTAACAGATTGACATATCTATTAATGGTGATTTCTTTGAGCTTTTTTCCTTGACCACCCATTATGTTAATAGAATAAACACCCTGTATGAGATATTGATAATTACCCTCTGTAATCCTTGGGAGCTTGAATTTTGTTCTTGCTACAGAACAAGGATCTACATAATCACAACATTCAGAAATAGGAACATCAATAAGTTCCATACAGGGAATAGTAGTAAACACTGTATCTGTAGCCCAGAGCTTTCTGAGGTTGGTTTCTCTTTTAATTAAGAGAAACGCATTGTTCTTAACCTCAGACATAATAGCTCTATCTGTTATCATACTATCTGTTGATAACAGTTTATGCATTGCTCTTACATCTGATATTAATTTCCTATAAGTTGACATTATATATACTGTTTGAATATGTTTGTCATTCCATCAAAATAATGTAGCAAAAAGCCTGTCACTTCTCCTTTAGAGCAAGTGTAGCCATTCTTCTCATCCCATGCACTTTTTGCTGTGGAGAAAGCAGCCACTTGATAGAACTTGATACCGTTATAATCATGACTCACTTCATGATGTTTGTCTCCTGTGAATATGTAAAAATTATCATGGAATGACCATTCTTGTCTATATTCAATAGGAAATATAGCTGCTAGTTTCGCTGGTTTAATGGCATCTCCATGATTAAACATCATAGCTGATGTGCCATAACTAACGTATTTTCTATATGCAGGAGAACTATCAAACACTACATTTTCAGTGTTTCTAAAATATGTTTCTAACCATTTGATTAAATGCCATCCCACATACTCATCATGATTTCCAGGAACATACACCACTTCTACAAACTCAGCACTTTCTGCTAATAGAGAAATCATGTCTATTTCATGAGAACAAATCTTCTCAAAAGAATCATGATAGGAAAGAATGTTTTGCTGTGGTGTACCCTTTGTTGTAGCATTTGTAAACTCACTATTGAATTCATCAGAACCTACAATGTATATCACTTTTTCTAAATGATTAGACAGAAGTGATTGATTTACAATAACTTGTGTTTTTGATAGAATAGCTTCAAATCTATCTTCTATCCTATCTTCCTTAATATCAAGCTTGTTATAATGAGCATCTTGTTTGTTTATAATAAGACAAGCGTTATTGCTATCATTAAAATTTTTAACTTGATTGGAAATAACAGAAGCTTTTGGTTTATATCCATCCAAAAACTTAATAAACTCTTCTTGGTAAACTTTCTCTTTCTTTTTTACAGAAAGCCAAGCTTTCACTTGATAATGGGGAGTGCTAGAGTTTCCCCAATAGTTCTGTACGTATTTAGTGATTTCCCATTTCTCTGTATCAATCTTGCATTTAGTGACTAAATCCTCTAATGTTTTAATTTCTTCTTTGCTGTTGAATAGCATTTCTGCTGTTCCTTTAGATAGGTCTTCTTCAAACTTAACTATCCTGTCTTCTAGCTCTGTTATGTAAACCGCTGTTTCAGCTTCTTCTCCAAGGGGAGATGTTTTTAATTCTCTTAGTAATTCATTAACTTCTTCTTCTGTGATTCCTAGTTTTTCTGCATAAAACTTCTTGCTTTGTTTCCAGCTCAAAAGGTTTTTCAATTGAACTAAAAGTGAACGATTTTCCTGCATGTAAGGGATTTTAGGTTAAAAATTGGAGTAAAGGTACGAAAATATATTAGTAACTTCCAAATTAATTTAACTAAACATGTTATTGTTAATAACTATATAAGTTAGTAAATAAAAACTCCCAGGGGTAGAAACCCCCAGGAGAAGCCCTGAAAACCAATAAACAGGGATTTTTAAATATTAAAAATATCTTACAGCGTATGTGTATGCAAGAAGATTAGTATCAGTAAATGACCAGGACGGGAAACAACCAGCATTAACAATTACTTTACTGTCACTAGGAAAAACTGGTCCTGGTGTAGAAGACCAATAATTTCCTGATGGACTTCCAGATAAGCCGCTATAACTACATATTCTTGATAAATCGGTTGATGTACCCATTACCCAATCGTTATACCCATTAGTACCCTGATATGCATCAACTGAAGCTTGTGCCTGGAAAAAATTATTTCCAGAAAGACCTGTTGTAGATGTTTGTCTAATTAGCCCGTGTTGAACGTTAGGGTCATATCCTGAATCGCCAGGTTGTAAAATATAAGCTACTATACCTCCTAAAGCAGATTGACCAATTGTATAGAGAAGAATGTACGATGTCCAAAAACCATTAGTAGTTAACCATGTCTTTGCTGCTGAGGCACTGGCAAATGTTTGTGTGGTTCCTGAAATTCTTGAAACATATTCTGCTAAATCAATAAATGACGCATCTGTTAATGCTGTAGATCTCCAGAATCCTACAGAGGCTGTTACTAGTGATTCTGTAAAACTTCTCACTGCAAAATAAAAAAATGATATTGCAGGATTAAAATATCCCGATGCACCATCTGAAAACCTATAAGTAACATAAGCATCTGCCCAACCTAAATAATCACTACCCCAATATGATTGACTATGTCCATTATTAAGATTTAATAAAACCCTATTTGGAGTAAACTTTTGCATTTCATCAAGAGTAGGTAATCTCCAGTCGCTGTATCCTTGAGAAACATAATTATTTGCAAAATCATTTGCTCCACTCCAACCAGCACCTAGTGCTTCATTTCTATCATTAGAAATAATAAGTCCTTTTTGTAAATTAGCATCATATCCTGGGTCACCTGGTTGTAATATGTAAGCAATAGTACCACCTAAAGCAGATTGACCAATTGTGTAACCAACAGGCGTAGGCTGGTTGTTAGCAGCCACTTGTGTAGCAATAACATATCCTAATTCTTCATCAGGACCATTCCACCAAGGAAGTCCTGTTGCTGCAAATCCAGCTGTTGGTGTTCCTACAGCTAGATTACCCACCTGTTCTGTACCAGCAATGGCAGCTCCTGTGTTTCTTGCAAAAGGTCTTGCTGTAGGCATATATTAAGCTGTTGTAGTTGTTGTTGTGGTTGTAGAATATATGGATGTAGTTGTGGTGGTGGTGGGAACTAAAGCATTAACCTGCTGTTGTAATATGTTCACTGCTGTTTGTAATTCACATAATGTCTGTTCTGCTTTCTGAATAGCAACAGTGGTGGATTCTCTTCTATCTACATCAATACATAATAGATTTGGCCCACTATATATTATAGCATCTGAAGGAATGGTACAAGAATCACAACTCATAAAATGTTGGTTTATAATAAGTTAACAAGCCACTGTATTACCAGATGTAATAGCAACGTTTATATATATGTTCTGTCCACCATTCCATGTAAATCCATAAGGAGTGGCTTTTCCACAATATGTTGTAAATTGTCCAGAGTTGAATCCTGCTCCAAATCTTCTATTTGTTCCAGTGGATAATACACAATCTGTAACAGCTATTTCAATAAATGCTCCTATAGTCCATGCTGGAGAAAGACCTCCTATTTTAGATGCTGACCATGTTATATAGTCAGTGTATCCAGGATAAGGGGGAGCTATAATACAAAAATTTACATTAAATTCATTCCATGCTCCACCATTTATTCTATAATGCATTGAGAAATTTTTACCACTTGTTACGCCTGGCGCATCTTGAAGAGAGAAGAAAACACTAGGAGTAGTTACAGTGGTTGATGTAGAAGTGGTTGATGTAGTGGATGTACTAGTAGTTGATGTACTGGTAGAAGTGGTTGTTGATGTACTAGTGGTTGATGTAGAACTTGTTGTTGTTGTGGTTGTGTAAGAATTTAATTGATTCTGTAAAATCACCAATGTAGACTGTAATGTACATATTTTACTATTCAGCTTTTCAAAAGCTGTAGACATAGAATCACATGTTCCTATAGTTGTGCAAACTAGGTTTGGTCCACTATATTTAACATCATCTGAACAAATGGGGGATTGATTGCAAGGATCGCAACTCATATATAAGGCTTTTGAAATATTAAGGAATGTACATTATGTAATAGCAACCAAGTGCTGGCTGATAGTTATTGTGAGCTAAACCACCTCCTGTAGAAGCATTGCTAACACTAACATTAGTATTGTTTAATCCTGTAGGAGCACTTTGACAAGCTTCAGTGTTATTAAAATAAAAGCTTGATTCGCCTTGAACTTTATCTCCTCCAGCAAATCTTACAGTGTTATTATTATCATTGTTGTCTCCTCCAGTGATACCTAATATAGTGTGAGTGTGTCCTGGATCAACTATTGTAACAGTTGCTACGTGCGTGTGAGCAGGCATCTGAGCAACAGAAAGCGTAATTGTATTAGCTCCAGCTGTTCCCAAGAGAGCATATGCAGGATTACCAGCAACAGCAGGATCTACAGCAGAGTTCATTGCTCCTCCACCCATACCTGTTGTAGCACCAACTGGCACACGTCCTCTTTTATCAGGAGTGCCATTGTTTCCATTACATAGGTAGATTTTATCCCATAGTCCTGTTCCCTTACCTGTAACATCAAATCCTGTTAATGAACCATAATATTCAACCACTGTATAAGGAACCATTCTATTGTAATAGTTTGTATTGGTTCCAACACTTTCTATATAAGCAGCAATATATGAATTGATGTTAGCAACATTTACGTAGTTTGTGCTTACGTTTGCTGCAAGAGCTGTAAGAGCTGCATCAACAGAACAGAGTTTTGTTATTGTAGCTTGTAAAATATCATGAGTATCTGAAGAGGCAGTAACACCTGTTAAACATCCAATTGTATAATTAGCGTTTAAAGTTGCTATGTCAGCTTCAACAGCAGTTATTTTTTGATTAACCTCACAAACTGCTCTTAATAAAGCATTGATTACATTAGGTAGATTGAGGGTTTCGCAATCTACTAGGTATTTATCTACAATATCACATATTACATTAGAACTAATGTTAAGAACAATTCCTTCTCCATCAAGCATGGATGTAATGAAACCAATCAAAGATTGTTCTACATATGAAAGAGAATCTCCATTCTTTATTCCAAGAACAGGAACATCCACTCCTGTATATTTTACACATTTATCAGATGTGATTTCTGCGCATCCGTTATAGCAATTAGAACAAGACATTTATTTATATTTTAAGGTTTTAACTCTACTGGCAATCATATTGATTGTATATGAAGGTAGATAATTAGGGTTACAATACTTAATCATAAGTATTCTCTTGTAGTTAATTAAATCAGATGTCACTTCTGTAGGGACAGGTTGATTTAACATATATACAATATTGTTATACATGTTCTTTGCAAGCTCTGCCAATCTGCAATCTATTTCATTGATTAGAGCAGGAATGCTTGAACATTCTGGACAATTAGTGAGTCTTGGTGATAACATTATTGTGAGGTTTTAGCGCTATTACAATAAGAACATAACCCATTTACTAAGTTACATGAGCATCCTACGTTAGCTCCACAATTTGAACAACTTGCCATTTTAATAAAAATTTGTTATGTAATTATTTCCACTACAGCCACAATTGTTCTTGATGAAATTGTTCAACATTGTGTCTGCTTGGTTGTACAATCTAACTGATTC